CGACGTGGTCACCTGGGTGGCGTCGTCAGGGCGGCGCACCCGAGCGACCACGGCCTCACGGACGACGTAGTCGAGCTTCGCCTGGTCGAGGTCGTCGAGATCGCCGAGCCGGGCTTCGATGATCAGCCGGGCATCGTCGATCCAGAGGTACCACTGTGCCACCTCGGTAGTGGTGACCTCGTCGGAGGAGCGGCCGAGCGCGACCGCGATCAGTTCGGGGGTCACTGCCACGGCCGCTCCTCCTGTGGGTCAGGCGCCGAAGATGGCGCGGATGTCGTCGCGGGTCATGTCGTCAGTGACATAGGCACCGACGAGCGCGGCGTACTCGGCCCAGGCGGCCCGGGACGCGTTGCGCCTCGGCCGAGGGACCGGCTCCGGGTTGACGACGCCGTGATCGTCAAAGATCACGAAGCGGCGCGCCAACCAGAAGTCGACGTTGTCCTCGGTGACACGCATCTCCGCCCCGGTCACCTGGTGGCGGAGCGTGATGATCACGACGGATCGACCACACCGTCCGTGATCCGGACGAAGTGGTTCACGTCCCGGACGACGAAACCGACCTCGATCTCGGCCCGGACAGCGAACATGTTGCGCTGCCACAGGTTGATCGTCGTCTGCCCGTCGGTGAGCGTGGCCTGATCGGAGATCGACACCTGCACGCCCTCCACCGAGCCCCACACGGCCGAGTTGGCGAAGTCGCCGGCCAGACCGGTGTCATCACCGACGATCGACGACGTCTTGAGCTCGGCGTTCGTGCGGATCACCGTCGCACCCCAGATCGACCCGACCTGACGCTGCGGGGTGCCGGTCAGGCTGTTCGGGATGAAGATCTGACGGCCGAGCGCGTCGACCGTGGTGATCAGCAGCGCATGCAGCGGCGGCTTCACGATCCAGTGAGAAAGCTCGGCGTCTGCGGCGGCGACGGCGTTCAGCACCGCCGCGGTGTCGGAGAACGTGTTGGTTCCGTCCACCGTCATCTGCGGCGCGCTCGCCAACGTGTCGAACCCGGAACCCGGCGGCGAGTAGGCGCCGGCCACCGTCGCGTCGAACTTGCGGGCCAGCGCGAACGGCAGTCGGCGGACCAGCTCGGCGTACAGCGCCGGCAGGTCACGCCGGAACTGGTTCGAGAACGGCACGATCACCGCGAGGGTGTACGGCGTCATCGCCTTGTTGTCCAGCGTGGGACGCGAAACCGGCTTCTCGTCGGTCTCCGCAACCCAGTCAGCCGTCGCCTCGGACGTGATGAGCGGGATCGTGATCCCGGCGCCGGGCAGGTTGACCCGGCGGGCAGCCTGCATGATCGCCGACTGCTCGACGGTCGCAGCCCAAATCTCGGAGCTGACCTGCGGAGGCAGGTAGACCCCGGACGTGGTCCTGTTGATGTTGATTCCAGCCATGCCGGAGTGCTCCTTTCAGGAGGTCAGGATTGGAAGAAGCCGCCGACCGCCGACGCGAACTGATCCGCCGTGGAGGTGGACCCAGGTTCGTCGCGTCCTTCGTTGCCGCGCGGCTTGGGGGGTCGAGGCTTCGCCGCGTCCGCAGTGTGCTCGGCGAGCCGAGTGGCCTGCTTGGTCAACGTCTCCTCGTCGGTGCCAGTCAGGAACAACTCCGCGTCCTCATCCGAGATCCCGTGCTTGGCGGCGACCCGCCAGCGCAGCGCCTCAGCGCGCGCCTGCTCGGCTTCGCGTTCGGCCGCAGCCTTGGCGTCGGCCAGCTTCTGGGCTTCGGACTTCTGGGACTCCTCGAGCTCGGCCAACCGTTTCGCAGCCTCGGCGTTTGCCTTGGCCTCGTTGCGGTACTTGGCCGCCTCGGCCCGCAGCTTCTTCACGTAGTCGGCGTCGAACGTCTGCGGTTCAGATTCGGGGGGAGCCTGCTCGACGCCCTCCGGGGGCGCTGCAGGCGCGGGTGATTCATCTGGCATATCAGCCCTCCTGGGGCGGGTAGATCCGACCTTCGGGGTCGGAACGGATCAGTCGATCGAGTCGTCTGTCGCCGCCGGCGCGGCAGCCTGCCGGTCGGCACGCACCTGGCGTTGCTCGGCCGGGGTCAACCCGATCCGGTCGTAGGTGACCGACGAATCCGGGGGCAGCACGTTCGCGCCCACCAGCTTCACGGCCTCATCCGCCGCGGCGGCACGGGTCGGAGTCGCCGCGTCACGCCAACGGGTCGACACCGACTGGTCGAACTCCTCGGGGATCTCCCCCTCCCGGACCAGAAGCGCCAGGCGCGCCACCTCCAGCCAGGCACGGGAGAACTGCACCTGCCGGCGCTCCGCCCGCTTCACCAAGCGCGCCTCACCGGCACGGATCGCATCCGCCGACGCCGGGTTGTCCGTGTGGAACCCGAGATACGACTGCGGGATACCAGCCTCCGCGGCGAGCAGCAGCGCATACCCCTTCACCTGGTCGATGTACGGGGCCGGAGACGCCGGAGCGAACTGCTTCACATCCGGCGGCGGAGCAGTGTCATCCTCGTTCGGCGGGATGTTCCAGATCCGGCCCATGATCGCCGTCCACTGCGACACCGGGTTCCCGGAAGCATCCTCGAACATCGAATCGTCGATGTTCAACCCGACCCGCTGCGGAGCGTTGTAGAACTCCCGGTTCACCTCCAACCCGAGCAGGGTGCGGGCCGCGGCATCCGTGTAGTAGCGGACCGCCTTCGTGATCTCCGACCGGCCGAAACAGCGCGACGCACGCGCCCGGTTCGCCAACACGACGACCGGCACCCGACCGAGCCGATGCTGGTCGCGCTCATCAACCTTCCACGCCCCGTTCGACCGGCGAAACACCACCGTCTCATCCGGCTTGTACAGGGTGACCTCAACAACCTCGCCGCCCTCAGCCGTATACGACAACGCATCCTTGAGCCGGCGGGTGCGACGATCCCACCGGCCGGTCATCGACTTCGGCGAGTGCGGAACGATCAACGGATGCGGCTCCCCCTCGAACCCGGAACCGACCGTCACGAACGACACCCCGAAGATCAACGCATCAAGGTGCGCGGTCCCCGAGTCCACATCCAACTGGTTCCGAGCGAACACCTCGTCCAACCCGAACAGGTCGTCACGGTCACTCGTCCAGCCCAACCAGTCAAGCCGCTCCTCGAGCACGTCGACCACGGTCCCCGCCCAGCCGGCGACAGTGTGCAGATTCCGCATCGACGGCGGAATCGAAATCCCGAACTGCTCGGTCAGCCACGACCCGTCGTAATACTGCTCGGCCTGCTGATTCGGCAGCGAAACCACGTTCAGCCGGGCCAGCATCTCCTCGATCGCCTGACGCTCATCAGCCGTCGGCAACGGGAGCCGCAACAGCGCCGGAGCCGCCGCGGTCGAAACATCGCTCACGTCAGCACCACCACCTTCCGTCTCCCGCCACGCTCAGACCCGTCACCCGGCCGGCGCACCCGCCCCGGAGCCTGCTGAGCCCCCCACAACGCCGCCACCATCGACGACAACGGGGTGATATCCGCACCCGACCGGCGCTGCGACAACACCTTCCCGACCCCGAAATCCTTCGTCGCCGCCGCACCAACCGCCTCGTTCACCTGCGGCTGATCCAGATGCTTCACCTCGCCGGCCACGACCCCGTCGTGGAACTTCGCCCACGCCACCGCCATCTCCCGACCCTCAGCACCCGCGACCGTCACCCCCAACCGGGTGCCCTTGAGCACATGACGGCTGCCACGCCGCTCCGTCAACCCCGCCACCTCGTCAACAACGATCCCGTGCAGCCGGTTCCGCGCCGCCCGCCTCCGCACCCAATCGACCACCCAATCCGTGCCCGGCTTCCGCTCGTCGAGCTCCACATGCCAACACCCGTCAGCACGCAAACCCGCCAACGCCACCGACGCAGCCGAACGATCCGGCAACACCGTGATCCCCAACGTCAACCGCTCGACCGCCATCGACGCACGATCCGCCGCCTGATTCCACGCCACCGCCGGCAACACCCGCGGCTCATGCGTCGGATCCCAAATCCCCCGCCCCTCACGATTCCACGAATCGTCATCCTTCAAGTTCTTCCGCAGCCGCAGAATCGCCGTACGCGACGTCCGCGCCGGATACGACGGATTCATCAGCGGCCACTGATCCTCATCGTCCGGGTCCGACTCCGGATCAGCGCCGATCTCCAACCAGACCGCATCCGGTGCCTCACCCGCCAACGCCTCCTCCCGACGCTGCCGGAACGCATCAGACGGATCAGTCGGCCGCGGCGGAGTCCCCATGAAGAACAACAGCGCCCCATACGGATGGCGCGCCTGGTTCGTCGCCGC